TTCGGATTTAGATGAGATCAATAGGATTACAGGTTCAAAGAATTTAACTGAAGATTTTTGGTGGAAGACCTTAACCACCATCCATCATTCGGAGAGACAATGAGACTTGCCTTTGATTGTGAGACCAATGGGCTCATGAGAGGAGACTTAAGTGAAGTTCATTGTCTAGTTACTCAAGACCTAGATACAGGTCAAGTTTGTCGATACGACAATCACAAAAACAATCGCTACAGCATCACAGAAGGCTTATCAAGTTTGATGGTTGCTGATGAATTATGGGGCCATAATATCGTGGCGTTTGACATAGAAGCTCTCTCTTTTATCTACCCATACTTCAAGCTGAAAAAGACCAAGCTTTATGACACCCTGATTCTTTCAAGACTGTTCTTTACAGACATGCTTGATCGTGATTACAGGTCAAGACCAGCCAACATGCCAGCTCAACTTTATGGGAGACATTCTCTAGAAAGTTGGGGGTATCGGTTGGGGGTTATGAAGAGTGAATATGGAAAACAGCTCCAGGGTGATTGGTCTACTTATACAGAAGAGATGTTGGAGTACTGCGTCCAAGACGTAGAGGTTACTGTTCAACTCTCAAAATTGTTTGAGCCAAAGCTCGAGGAATATGCCAAGCCTATTGACACTGAGCACAAGATCGCTCAGATCATGACATGGCAAGAGCGAGAGGGTTTCCCTTTTGACGTTCCCAAGGCTCATAAGTTAGAAGGCAAATTAAGAGTAGAACTTGAGACTCTTTCTGATCAGATGCGCTCTACTTTCACAATGGTTGATGGTGGAAGATTCATCCCTGCAAGACCTAATAAAAATAAAGGTTATGTACGAGGTGCTGAATTTTGCAGACTGAAAGAGTTCAATCCTACGAGTAGGCAACATATAGCCTTCGCCTTTGAAACTTTTAGAGGATGGGAACCAAAGGAAAAAACAGATACAGGTAAGCCAAAAATTGATGAAAAAATTTTGGAGGAAATAGGGACAGACGAATCTAAAAAATTTGCACGTATCCTCACCCTTCAAAAACATTTAGGTCAACTATCAGAGGGACAGAACGCATGGCTAAAGAAAGTAACCAAGCAAGGAAAGATCCACCATTCATGTGTACTCAATACCAACACGGGACGCATGGCCCACATGAGACCCAATCTGGGGCAGGTAAAAAGTGACAAAGAATCGAGAGAGCTTTTTCACCCTGGTTCTAATCGGGTTCAAGTTGGGGCTGACGCTAGTGGTTTGGAGCTCCGTTGCCTTGCCCATTATCTTGCTCGGTTTGATCACGGCACCTTTGCGAAGGAAGTCGTCGAAGGAGACATCCACTCCCACATGGCAGCCATCTCCGGCGTTGATAGGTCAACCCAAAAAAGTTGTACTTACTGCCTTATCTATGGAGGGGGAAACTTTAAGTTAGGCACTGTTGCTGGAGCTAAGAAAACTCAAGCAGTTGCCCGTGGTAAAGATCTACGGAAGAAACTACTGACAGGTATCAAAGGGTTCCAAGAGCTCAACGATGCTATTCAAAAGAGAGCAGAGCATGGAGTCATCAAAGCAATAGACGGGAGGCCAATCCGTCTACAAGGTAAGAACCACGCCGCTCTTAATTATCTTTTGCAGAGCTGCGGAGCGGTGATTTGTAAGCTCTGGCTTATCAGATCCAACCACCTCCTACAAGAAAACAAGATCGACTATTGGCCACTGGCTTTCATCCATGACGAGATGCAATTGTCAGTCAAACCGGAACATGCAGAGAAGGCATGTGAATTAATAAAGCAAGCAATAAAAGATGTTCGAGCAAGCCTCGCTTTTCGATGCGAGCTTGACTGCGATACCAATATCGGAGCTAACTGGGCAGAGTGTCACTAAAACATGTAAGACATGTGGAGAGACCAAACCTGATTCAGAGTTTAAAAGAAGTGATGGTAGACATAGAGCAACAAGAAATAGATGCAAGGTTTGTCATAGGAAATTAGAAAATCTTAGAAACAAACTAAAACGAGAACATGCTTCTCCACCTCCAGGGCTATGTCCACTGTGTAACCAACACACAGAGAAATGGGTACTAGATCACTGTCATGTGGAGAACGTTTTTCGTGGGTATATATGCAGTCCTTGTAATGCAGGAATAGGTCTACTACATGACGATCCAGAGGTATTAAGTCGAGCCGTTATTTATCTCACCAAAAATGAAATTGAAACCACCTAAGCTACTAATTGATGCAGATTATTTTTTCTATCGAGCAGCCGCCGCTTCGGAGCTCGAGATGGATTACACCCAAGACCTTACGGTTATCGTAGGAGATTTTGCAGCTGGTAAAAAAGTTGTAGAGAATGAAATACAGAAGCTTTGCGAGAGGTTTGATAGTAAAGACATTCTCTTAACTTTTACAGACCAGACCAACTTCAGAAAGAAAGTTGATCCCTCATATAAAGGCAACAGAACTAAACGCAAACCAGCGGGGTATCTCAAGCTAAAGAATTGGGGAATGGTTACTTGGCCATCACTCATGAAGCCAGCCCTCGAAGCTGATGATGTTTGTTCCATCCTGGCTACTAATGGTTCTCTAGATAACTTCGTTCTTATCTCACCAGATAAGGATATGGAACAAGTACCTTGTCGTCTTTATAACCTCAAAGAGGAGTGGACCCAAACCCCTGAAGCTGCTCGTAGAAAATTATTTGAACAGACAATAACCGGAGATAGTACAGATGGATATAAAGGAGCAATTGGAGCCGGACCAAAAAAAGCAGCAAAAATTTTAGACGCTGTTAAAGATGAAAATTACTGGCCAGCCGTAGTGCAGGCATTCCTTGACGCTGATCAGACAGAGGAGGATGCATTGAGAACATTGCGCCTTGCTCGAATACTTCAAGCCGAAGATTGGGATGCAAAGAAACAGAAGCCAATCCTTATAACACCATGAAACATACCAGAGCTGAACTTAAGTACATCAGAAATACCCTTACAGCACTTCATGCCTACAAAAATGCAGAGCTCCCACAACAAACAAAGCTTTGGGAACCCTGGATGGATGGCTTTCTAGATAGAGCTGAAACCGAACTCCGCCGCACTGAACACATTAAAGATGACCACCAAATTCTCCCCTGATCACTATCAAAGAGGAATCTATGAGGTATGGGACATTATCCATGACCAACAACTTGATTACTTCTTAGGCAACGTCATTAAGTATGTCTGTAGAGCAGGTCACAAATCATCTGAAGATGAGATAGACGATCTTAGAAAAGCCATTGTCTATTTAAAGAAAAAGATCACCATCTTAGAAAAAGAAAACAGCATGGTTGATCTTCCTGATGAAATCTATTCGCAAATTCCACAACGCTATTAACATGACAAAAGTACCTGACCTGATGGGGCAAGCTCTCCAATTCAGGGTCGCTATGGATCAACCTATAGCCAAACCAGAGGGAGACTTATTAAATAAAGCTGAATCACTCATCAGTGAAGAGTATCTAGAATTCTTAGCTGCTAACTCTGAGAGGATTGCTTATCCTAGACACCAACAGTCTCAAGAAAATAGTTTAAAAGAGCTAGCTGATCTTGTGTATGTTTGCTTCCAGTTTGCCGCTCTCGCTGGGTGGGAATTAGATGAAGCTCTTGATCGTATTCACACCAGCAACATGAGCAAGATGGTTAATGGAAAACCAATCAAAGATGATAACGGAAAAGTCCAAAAGGGACCAAATTATAAACCACCATTCTTAGACGATTTAATATGAATAAATTAGTAGCTCGTACCGGTAGGGTGCAGAGCTGGATAGATGATCCAACCTCTCGCCTACCCGTGTCATGTACGGTTTTCGTCGTGGAGGACAGTTGCGAAGGACCGGAGGGTATTGAAGCTTCGTGGCGTTTCGCATCTCAAGCCCTCCGCAAAGGGGCAGGGTGTGCAATACATCTACATAAGTTAAGACCAAAGGGACATGACAATGGAAAAGGACTTGTCTCCTCTGGTCCCGTATCCTTTGGAAAGATATACTCCACCATTAATGAAGTCATTAGACGTGGGGGTTACTACAAGGGAGGTGCGATAGTTTTACATAATACGTTAAACCACCCAGACATACTTGAATTTATTACTACCCCTAGATCAGAACTACCTTGGGTTAAGAGGTGTGTAGACCTTGAGCCTCAGTGGTGGTATGAAGCATCAAGAGAGGTAAAGGATGCACTTCTATTAGGAATAAAGAAGGGAGATATTTGGCTAAGTAAAATTAAATACACAGATCGACACTTTAAAGGAGAGAGAATTTATTCAAATGTATGCCTTGAAATTTACCTGCCATCACGAGGAACTTGCCTCCTCCAACACGTTAATCTCGGTGCCTGTACTATC